AATTAATGAGGGGTGATAAAAAAAGTTTTTCAAATTTTGTCCGAGACCGCATCCCCCCCATTCTCAGGAGAAAATGCCAAAAATGAAAATTCAATCAATAGGAGGTGGAAGAAATGGCAGGAAGGCCTCGAAAAGTGGTAAGTATAAGCAAAGGAAAAATAGGAAAAGAAAAGATAAAAGCTAGACTGGAACAGGAGAAAAAAATAAAAGTAGGACGTGAACATCTTGCAGAGCCTCCTAGTTGGTTGAGTGAAAATGGAAAAAAAGAATTTAATAGAGTTGTCGAAGAAGCAGGGCATGTTGAGTTACTTGACAATTTAGATCTAGGAATATTGGCTATGTATTGCAATGCTTATGATTGCTATGTAGATATAACTGAAAAAATTCAAAAAACTGGATATTTAGGTATCAGGAAAACTGCTAACGATAAATTTCAGGTAGTGCATCCTTTACTTTCTGCACAGGAAAAATATGTGAAGCAAATAATGCAATGCTCTACTAAACTTGGACTTGCAACAACAGACAGATTAAAACTGATAGTGCCGAAAAAAGAAGAGAGCAGCACTAACAAATATTTAAAATATTTATAAGGTGCTAAAAATGGATAGGACAACAGAATATGCAAAATTGGTTGTAAAAGGTAAAAAGATAGCAGGAAGAAAGGAATATCTAGCATGTGAAAGGCATTTGCAAGATTTGAAGAAAAAGAATTTTGATTATAAATTTAATAAGGAACTTGCTGAAAAAGCAATAAATATAATCAATGAATTGGTGATTGGTGAAGGTGAAGAACAGCAGAAACTTAGCACAAGAGGATTTCAAAATTTCATAATAGGATCTTTATTTGGCTGGGTTAAAAAGAAAACAAAGGAACGAAGATTTAGAGAAGCCTATATTCAAGTTGGAAGACAAAATGGAAAGTCTATTTTATCCGGTGCAATGGCAAATCAATTTGCAACATTTTCAGGATATAAATTAGGACGGATATTTTGTGCGGCCACGAAACAGGAACAAGCAAATATAGTTTGGGATGAAATAGCAAAGTTTATTCGGAGTGATAATGATTTACAGGAAATGTACAAAATTACGGAGCATGAAAGAACGATAAAATCATTTGTTACAGGGAATGTTATTAAGTCGCTTGGGAGAGATACGAAGAGTGCTGATGGATTTAGAAGTATTTTGGCCATATGTGACGAACTTCATGCACATCCGAATAATCAGATGTACAAGTTAATGCTTGACGGTCAAATTAACGTTGACGGAGCTTTGACATTAGCAATAACAACTGCAGGATTTAATCTGAATGGATTCTGTTTTGAACAATATAAATTTTGTGAAAAAGTATTGGAAAAAGTGATTGATAAAGAATCACTTTTTATTTTTATCTGTGAAATGGATAAAGACGATGATATCTGGGATTATAACAATTGGGCAAAGAGCAATCCATACTTGCTTTTTAATTCAGATAATACAATCAATAAAGATATGGTTGCAAGACTTGCTGAAAAAGCAATTGAAGCAAAAGAAAAAGGCGGAGCAGATCTTCTGAATTTTATGACAAAACATCTTAATTATTGGGTGACAAATGGAGTAGGTGGTTTTGTTGACTTACAGAAATTCAAAGAATGTGAAAGTGATTTAACTATAGAAGACATGAAAGGCAAGGAATGTTATCTTGGATTAGATTTATCGAGTGGGGGAGATTTGACAAGTATAGCTCTTGCATTTCCGCTGGAAAATGAAAAAATATATATTTATTCTCATTCCTTTATGCCAGAATTAAGACTTGCTGAACATGAAAAAACAGATGATGTTCCATATCGAATGTGGGTAAATAAAGGACTGTTGACATTGACAAGTGGAGCTTTTGGAGTAAAGACTGATTATAAATTTATAATAAATCATTTGAAAGAACTGATTGAAAAATATGAAATTAGGATTTTAGAAGTTGGATACGACAATCACAATGCGAGTGTGTTTTTACAAGATTTAGAATTTTTAGCATGCGATCTGACAGAAATAAAACAGTCAGCAAAATCTTTAAATGATGCAACAGTAGATTTCCAGCTTTCGGTAAAAGCTAATCAGCTTTTATATGATAAAGAAAATGATTTACTGAAATGGAGTATTGCTAATGCAACAACAACAAGCAATAGTTTTGGAGAAATAAAGATAGACAAACAGTCTCAAAAATATAGAATAGATCCAGTGGATGCTGTCATGGATTCATGGAAAATAATGTTAGTAAATAGAAATGAATACAGTGCTGATTCTGAATTTGATGACTGGTTTGAAATGATAAAAGGAAAGTAGGTGAAATATTTGAGAATACTAGATAAATGGATAGTAAAAAAAGCAATAAATATACTGAATAAAGAAGAAAATAATGAACGTGAAAAAGAAATATCAGGAGAAATAAGTAATTTTTTAAGAGGTGAAAATATATCTGCTGGAAAAGATTTAAGTGAAATAACATATTTTACATGTCTGAAAGTTTTAAGTGAAAGTATAGGGAAATTATCAATCAATTTAAAAGATAGTGATAATAATAGGATATATGATCATGATAGCTTGCAGATGTTAAAAGTCAGACCTAATAAGTTCATGACGCCTACGACTTTTAAGGCTTTGATAGAATATCACAGAAATCATTCTGGAAATGCTTATGCTTATTTGCAATATGAAAAGAATGGAAAGCTGGAAGGAATATATCCGCTTGAAAGTAGAAATATGCAAATACTGATTGATAATGCAGATATCTTTCAAAGAGGAAACAAAATGTATTATAGATATTTAGCACCTAAAACCGGGAAGACTTATATATTTGAGGATAAAGAAATATTGCATTTTAAAGGTGGACTGAGTGAAGATGGCCTTGTAGGTAAATCAATCAGAGAAACTTTGGCGAGTACACTGAAAGGCGTTAAAATAAGTCAACAGTACTTAAACAACTTATACGAAAAGGGCCTTACTGCAAAAGCAATTTTGAAATATACTGGAGATTTTGACAGTAAAAAGAAAGCAATGCTTGTAAATGAACTAGCCAATTTTGCTTCTGGAAATGACAGTAGAGGAATTATTCCAATACCGCTTGGAATGGATTTAGTTCCCCTGGATCTTAAGTTGACGGATTCACAATTTTATGAACTGAAAAAATTTACAAGCTTACAAATTGCAGCGGCATTTGGTGTTAAACCAAATCATTTAAATAACTATGATAAGTCAAGCTATGCTAACAGTGAAATGCAGAACTTGACTTTTTATATTGACACACTTCTGTTTATTCTGAATCAGTATGAGGAAGAATTTAACTATAAGATGCTTTCAGAGGAAGAAAGAAAAAAAGGATTAAGATTTGAATTTAATGTAGCTAGTATTTTGAGAGGAGATTTAAAAACACAGGCAGAAAGTATAACTAAATATGTTGCAGGATCTATTTATACAATTAATGAAGCAAGAACTTATGCGGGACTTCCTAAAGTGGCAGATGGTGAAAAGATTCTTGTAAATGGAAGCTATGTTGAATTGAAAAATGTAGGTAATGCCTATTTGAAGGGAGGTGAAAATAATGAGTGAGTTTTTAAAATTTAAAAATTCTACAGAAACTTCAGTTGACATGTACATTACAGGAGATATCCTTGATGACAGTTGGAAAGGTTGGTCATGGGGTGAGGATGAAAATACATATCCTTCAAATGTGAGAGAGTTGCTAAAAGAGTGTAAGGGTAAAAATTTGAATGTATATATAAATAGCGGTGGTGGTGATGTTTTTGCAAGTGTTGCAATTTCAAACATGTTAGCGAGGCATGATGGAAAAACAAAGGCAATAGTGGATGGTTTAGCAGCTAGCGGAGCGAGTATAATTGCTTTTGGGTGTGATGAAGTAGAAATTCCTGAAAATGCTTTTTTAATGATTCATAAGCCAAGCACTGTGGCAAGTGGTGATGCTGATAATTTCAGGAGTATTGCTGAAACGCTTGATACAATACAGGAAGGGATTACAAATACTTATTTAAAGAAAACTCTTGAAGGTGTGGAAAAAGAAAAAATAACTGAAATGATAGATGCTGAAACATGGCTGACAGGAAAAGAAGCAAGTGATTATTTTGATATAACTGTAGGAAAAAAACAGGAAATACTAAACTGTGCTGGAGAATATCCTAAAAATTTTAAGAAATTACCGGAAAATTTTAAAACAGCAACTAAACCAGTTGTAGATAACAGTAAAA